CGGTCGCCCCCTTGCGGGGTCTGCCCAATATTGCTCATCCATTGCCTCGTGTCCATAGCACCAGCCATGCAAAAGCGTCCGCTGGTTTTCAATCGTTACCAAAACAAACTTCTTGGATGGGTTTTCGTGTTTTTGGACGATAAGGTCGTAGCGCGATTTTGATCTGGTTTTGACATCAATACCACCAGGCAAGTCATCTGAGCCACGACGGGCTTCCTTCTCCTTGAAAAGATGCTCCTTAAGCCCTAGGTACGATGCCACTGCTACTTCCCCTGCGGCGCCAAGCAAGTGAATGTCCAGTGCCTTGCTGCCTTGCCATGCACCACCATTGCGTCCGCGAAGCCCTTTGGCTTCGTTCACGCCCTGACGCCTTAGTCCTTCTTCCATTGCCAGGGCTCGCTCCTCTTCGGAAAAGACAAATTCAATGGGAGTGGGCATAAAAGAGAGTAGATCAAGGCCATGTTAGCCACTGTTAGCATAGGGGCAATGCACACTAATGGTGAAAAATGTCTGAAGACCTAGTTGACTTGGGGCATAACGGGCAAACAAGCCTGCGAGTGGATGGTTTGGTCAATGCTCTGACTGGCATGGGCACCTCTAGGGACAAGAGCCAATACACCGGCTCTACTCCCATCGTCTTCCTCACCCAAGAAGAGCTTGAAAATCTGTATAGCGAGTGGATTCCTAAGCGCATTGTGGACATTGTTGCTGAACAGTCCACGCGGAAAGGCTTCAAAGTGTTGTTTGGTGGAGAGGGCGCAGCGGCTGAGGAGGTGACGGGTATTGAACAAGTGATTGAGGATTTGTACATCCTTGAAAATCTTGGTCTGGCCTCTAAGAACGCTCGCCTCTTTGGAGGCGCTGTCATTTTGCTGTACATCGACGATGGACGGAGTGCCGACCAGCCAGTGGACTACAGGAATATTCGTGCCATTGAAGGCATGGAAGTTCTAGATCGCTGGCAGATTGCACCAATGATCAATGAAGATTCACTCTACGATTATTCCAAGGCAACGTATTATCAAATTATTTCTGGCGATCTTATTAGGCAGCCACAATTAGTCAACATTCACAAGGACCGCATTCTTAGGTTTGATGGTGAATGGCTCCCTTATAGGATTAGGCAGAGGAACTATGGGTGGGGAATGAGCACGCTACAAAGCGTGTATGACAGCTTCCGTTTCTACTCCACTGGCATTAGCTCTGCTGCTACGTTGCTGACAGAATTTGACATCTTTGTGCACAAACTTCGCGGTCTTTCTTCCATGCTTGCCGCTGGAAAAGAGAAGGACGTGCGTGATCGTTTAGTGCTGAATGATATGAGTAAGAGCATCTATCGTGGCTATGCCATTGATGCAGAAAAAGAAGAGCTTGAATTTATTAGTCGCAACTTTGGTGGCGTTGGCGAAATCCTGGAGAAGCTTCGCATTGACATTATTGGCGCCTCTCAGATTCCCCACACCATTTTGTTTGGCGAAAGTCCTGGAGGACTTGGTTCCACTGGACGAAGTGAAGAGCGTGATTTCGCTAAGCACTTAGGCGACTACCAGTCCACGCATTACAAGCGTCCTCTCCAGCATCTCATGAAGATGATCATGCTGAGCAAGGAAGGCCCCACTAAAGGAAAACTCCCTGAATCGTGGCGCATCAAATTCAATGATTTGTTTGAGTTGAATGAAAGGGAGAAGGCTGACGTGCGGGCGCGTGTAGCCGCTGTAGATGGCCGCTACATTCAACTGGGCGTGCTCCACCCGCAGGAAGTAGCAGATGCCCGCTATGGCGGCTCTGAATGGTCAATGGAACTCACTCTTGACCCATCGCTTCCTCGTGAGCTGCCGCAGGCCGCTGGACAGAAAGCAGTTCCTCCTGGAGGGCGCGATCCTTTGAACGAAGAAAATGGCACTCTGCCTATGGACGGAAGCCGTGAAGTGCAAGACGCTGCTGGTTTATACCTACCAGGAGACCTAGAAAAGAAACGTGGTGAAGAGAAAGAAGATGTTGAGTTTAAGGATAAGGAACTTCACCAGCAAGCAGTTGCTGCAGCTAAAAACAAATTTAAAGAATGGCCTAGTGCAGTTGCTGGTGCTTATGTCACTCGTAAGTACAAGGAGCTGTACAAACGCAAGCACGGCTCAACAGAGGGAGCATTTAAGGGCAAAAAAACTACGGCTGAGTATTTCAAGAAGCAAGATGCCATTGAGCCCATTAAAACTTCTGGACTTCTTCTGAATGATTACGACGAGGCCTCCCTCATCTCTTCAGAGGACATTGATGCTGCATTGAATCAATGGAAGACTGAGGCTCCTGAGCGTTTTAAGGACATCCTGGAGGCTGGCAATGTTGAGCCCGCTGAGTGATGCGTTCCCAAGGTTTGATGCCGCATGGTCCTACGACCCAATCAGCGGACGGTATCGTGGGGAAAATGGCCGCTTCTTAAGCAAAGCGGCCATTGAAGCATTAGTCGATGGCCGCATTAAGAAACTTAACGGCCAGCTTCAAGACTTTACACGCCGTCTAATTGATGGCAATATCACCATTGATCAATGGCAAGGCAGTGTCCGTGAAGCTCTCAAGCCAGCTCATCTCCAGGCAGCAATGGTCGGCGCTGGTGGCAAAGATGCCCTCTCGCAAAGCGACTATGGTCGCCTCGGTCAACGACTTCGTTCGGAATATTCTTATCTACAAAATTTTGCTTCTGACATTCTGGCTGGCCGCGTTTCTGGTGCCATGGCTCTTGCTCGTGTCGGCTTATATGCTGAAAGTGTTCGTGGATCTTACTGGGAAGGAACCACAATTCGGCAAGAAAAGCAAGGCTACAGTTTGATGCGTCGCATTTTGGACTCACAAGCACAGCACTGTCAGGATTGCATTGATCACGCTGCTCGTGGCATTGCTCCCATTGGCAGTCTTCCTATGCCTGGGCAGCGATGTGCCTGTCGTTCTCGCTGTCGATGTCGCATCGAGTACTTGAGGCAGCAGTTCCCAGCAGTAGGCGTGTAGTTTTGCCACTATCATCAGACAAGATTCAGTTCTCTTGTGGCGAAAATTCTTTATGTAGGTGATGCCTTTGTCCAGACGGGCTTTGGGCGAGTGGCCGAATATCTCCTCCCTGCTCTAGCAAAAGAGCATGACGTGCATGTGCTTGCAACAAACTGGCACGGGGATTACCACGAAGATGCCGTCAAGTACAAGAGCTATCCAGCAATGACTCACGGCTCTGATCCGTTTGGCTCCCATCGCATTGGCGAGATGGTGCAAAGGATCAAGCCAGATTTGGTATGGGTGACTAACGATCTGTGGATTGGCATCAATCTATGGCAAGCCGTGGAGCAATTTAAGGAGCAAATTGGCTTCAAATTCTTTGTATATACGCCTATTGATAGCTATGGCTTATTCCCTGAGTTAAACGAAACAGTTAAGGAGTGGGACGGCCTCGCCACCTACACGGAATTTGGCAAGCAGGAGCTGATCAAGATGGGCTATGAGAAGCCCATCCACATCATTCCCCATGGCACCGACTTCAGCAAATTCTTTCCTGCTGACCGTCTTGAAAGCCGCAAGAGGCTGGGAGTTCCTGAGGATGTGTTCATTGTGTTCAATGGCAACAGGAATCAGCCGCGTAAACGCATTGATTTGACCATCAAGTCATTTGTCAAGTTTGCCAAGGACAAGCCCGATGCACGCCTCTGGCTCAACATGGGCGCCAAAGACATGGGATGGGAGGTGATTCCACTCCTGAAAAGGGTGGCGCGTGATGAAGGCTACGACCCAAAGGGCAAGCTGATTCTCACAAGTCCTAATTTCTCCACTGATAACTGCCTTTCCATTGAACAGCTCAATTTAGTGTATAACGCAGTGGACATTGGCATTAACACTTGCATTGGCGAGGGCTGGGGCTTGGTTAATACAGAACATGCTGCTACGGGCGTTGCACAAGTAGTACCTGACCATACAAGCCTGAAGGAAATCTTTAATGGCGTGCCGCGCATTGGCTGCAATGCGTCGGAGACGGATAGGAACTATGGACTAGAGCGGATGCTGCCTGATCCTGATAGTGCCGTTGAATTGCTCAATAATTATTACGAAAATCGTGATGCATTGAAGAGCGATGGACAATGGTGCTACGACCGCATCCATGAAAAGCAATTCACATGGCCTGTGATTGCCAAGAAAATGCTGAGCATCGTAGATGAAACATTAAATAAAAAGAATGAAGCATTTAAAGGGTTTGGCGCTCCTGCAAAAATTGGTTGATCATCATGAACATCTCTCAAATTTTCCTTAGCGACACTGACACGGAGTTGTCTCCATTTCTACAGCACGCCACTGGCACAGTTAAGAGTGCCTTCCCAGACGCTGACCACACCATCTACAACAAGGAGAGTCTCCGTCAATTCATTGCAGATCATTACGATGCGGAGGTGCTTTGGGCTTATGACACTCTGAAGCCTTATTCATATAAAGCTGATCTCGGTCGTTTTTGTTTGCTGAATAAGCTTGGCGGCTGGTACATGGACATTGGCATCAGGATGGTCAATTCCGTGGAGGTTGGCCCTCGCATTAAGATGCTGGCATTCAGGGACATCCAGCGCTTTAGTTTCACTTCCTGGGCATGTGCCACCACCGTTCTCTATTCGCAAACAGAGAATGCTGCACTCATGACTGCCATTCGTCTGATTGTGCAGAACTGTCGTGAGGAATACTATGGCATTACGCCATTGTGCCCCACTGGACCCACGCTTCTTGGGCAAGCTTTAGCAATGAACAGGGGCCAAGCTGATTTCGTTTATGGCGATTATTTTGAGCTAACACCCACACACGAGCAGAAGAATCGTGCATTTGTGCTGCCCGATGGCACGATCATGGCATGGAGCAAGCCCTCTGGCGGCGGCGATCTTACTGGTCTTGGCGCAAAGGGCGTGAATAATTACAACGAACTGTGGGCATCTCGCGCAATCTATGGAAACCAATAATTCGCCAGTGATTTACGCGGTGGCGATGGCGGACATGCCAATGCGCTATTCATCTGCCTTCCCATTGAAAATCATCATTGCACATGCCTGTAGCCTTTCTGCGGATAAGCGCTCAGAGCTTGCCATGGAAGGGTGCTTGTTTGATGACGACTGCGACAATAATATTTCTGCATTGAATCCATGGTGGGGAGAACTGACTGCCTTGCACTGGCTAATGCAGCAGTCGCCTGAAGGGATCATTGGCAACGCTCAATATCGTCGCTTTTGGGCTGATGATTCGCTTGCGACTGTTGCTCCAAACGCTTTGTATCTTTCCGAGCCATGCATGTTCCCTTGCTCAATGGCCGATCAATTCAATGGAGGGCACAGGTTCCCTGGCGTAGAACTGACGATGGAAGTAGCAAGACAAGAAGACTTTCCGTTCTCAGAAGCTGAAATGGCACAGGTGTGGCGCTCTAATCGTTTCCAGGGCGGCCCCATGGCCGTTGGTTCGTGGCCGCTGTACCAGAGGCTCATGGGCGTGCTATTTGACTGCCTGTGGCCTATATGGCAGGCTTACGGAGGCGACATTCAGACGTTGCAAGGCTATGATCAGCGAGCAATGGCCTTCCTCTCAGAGCGCTTGCTTTCTGGCATTGTCCTAATGCAGGACAAGTTCCTACCTGAGACAACTTTACGGACCATTCCCCTTCATTACATTGCACCTTAAGCATGACGCAAACTCTTCTGAACTTAGGCACGCAGCCATTAGTTAATAATTTGTGCCATAGCGAGCAAGAATCAATGGAGGCGGAGCGGTTTCCACTGAAGGCAATTGTCAAAGAAGATTTAACTATTCATCTGGACTATGCAGTAGATCCAGAAATTTTATACAAACACTATCTCTATAGGAGTGGAGTAAGTCAGCCATATATTGACCACTGCAAGCAGCTCTATAAAAGCCTCTACCATCTCAATTTGTCCACTGTCATTGACGTGGGTGGCAATGATGGCACGTTGTTAAATGCTTTCCGCGAGGCATCTACAGAAAGCGAGTTCTGGAGTGGAACAAAGCCGACGCGCTTTATCAATGTAGACATGGGGCAGAACCTGCGAGAAGTGAACGAGCAGGCGGGAAATGAATTCGTATGTGGGCAATTCAATGATCAAATGGATCTGCCAAAGGCTAATTTAATTGTCTCCACTAATGTATTTCAGCACACTAAAGATGTCCATGCTTTTATGCGTGGCATTGTTAAATTCCTAGATGGTGTGTGGGTGTTGGAGTTTCCTTATACTTTGGAGACTATTGTTACGGGTCAATTTGATCAGTTTTATCATGAGCATTATTATTATTGGCTCATTTCCCCATTGGAAAAATTGTTCAAAGAATAT